GTGATCCGCTTTGGAGAGAATCTGCTTGATCTAAAGAAGTATTCGAAGGCAGAAGATATTAAAACAGCGATCATCCCGCTGGGAGCAGTTGTTGATAATAAAAATGTCGATATTAAAGCGGCAAATGGCCATGATGGGACAGATTATGTATATAACCAAGAAGCGGTAAATTTATATGGATGGATTTATGATAAGGTTGATTTTTCGGATATTTATGATCCAGACACATTATTAGAAGAAGCCAAGAAATATCTGCAAACGTGTATCAATCTGGCAATTACAATTGAACTTACTGCAGTGGATCTTCATATGATTGATGTAGATATAAATTCTATCAGGTTGGGAGATCTTGTTCCTTGTATTTCGACACAACACGGAATCATGAGTACGTTTGGAGATGTGAGTACGTATTATCTTGTAAGTAAATATGAACTAGATCTTGAGAATCCAACAAATAATAAAATAACTCTTGGAAGAACAATCAGTACATTGACAGACAAACAGGTAAACGATTCTGTAAATTTAAAGGCTCAGATAAGTGAAGTTAGAACAGAAATGTACAACCTTCCAGGATTAAGCCTGGAACCAATCACAAATGAAGTTTTAGAGGGAATCTTAAATTAAAGGAGAAAACAATGGCAGATAATAATTATCTTGATCAAAACGGAGTCTTATATCTCTGGCAGAAGATAGTAGCAAAGATAACGAATATGATCGCAAATAAAGTAGACAAAGTAGATGGCAAAGGATTATCTACAAATGATTATACAACAGCAGAAAAAACAAAGCTCGCAGGAATTGCAGAAGGAGCGAATAAATATACGCACCCTACGACAAGCGGAAACAAACATATTCCATCTGGTGGTAGTGCTGGACAGATCTTAAGATGGGATTCGGATGGTACTGCAGTATGGGGTGCAGATAATAATAATACCACGTATAGCGATATGAAAGGAGCAACCACATCCGCAGCAGGTACACACGGATTGGCACCAGCACCTGCAGCAGGTGCAGCTAATAGGTATTTAAGATCAGACGGAACATGGAGTGTTCCGCCTGATAACAATACGACATACAATGATGCGACGCAATCTTCACATGGGCTTATGACTGCGGCAGATAAAAAGAAGATCGATGAGTTACCAACAAATGCAACGCTATCAAGTACATATGCAAAGAAATCTGAAATCACAGGTGTTTATAAATACAAAGGATCCGTGGCAACAGAAGATAAATTACCAACATCTGGACAAACAACAGGAGATGTTTACGATATTGCAGCAGCATCATCTTATGGAGCTGCAGGGATGAATGTTGCATGGAATGGAAAAGCGTGGGATGCTCTAGGGGAAAAATTTCAGATTGCTGCAATTACAAATACATGGATGGACGCAAATCTTACATAAAGGACGGTGTTTAATGTGGCAAGTTATTTAGATGAAACAGGGCTTTTAAAGCTGTGGAATAAAATAAAAAACTATGTGAGTAATCACACAGGAAACAAAAACAATCCTCACGGAGTCACAAAGTCTCAAGTAGGATTAGGAAGTGTTGAAAATAAATCCAGTGCAACAATCAGAGGAGAAATAACGGCATCAAACGTAAACACAGCGTTAGGTTATACGGCTGCAAAACAGACAGACGCAAATAAGGCGATTACAGGAATTTCTGCGAGCGGAACAACTCTTGTATTGACACAATTAGATGGAACAACAAAATACGTAACGGCAGAGCTTGTAAAGGGATAGATGATCTATTGCTGCAGTAACAGTGAGGATCAGATTTATTGCTGTTAAATGAAAGGAGAAATAATAATGGCATACACAAAGAAAACATGGGTAAAAGGAAATACGCCTTTATCCGCAGAAAATTTTAATCATATGGAGCAGGGAATTGCAGATGCACACACAGATATTGCGCAGCTAAATTCTGACTTAAAAGATGCACTTGTAACTCAATATGCCGAATTGAATGGTACTGGAAACAACTATTTTTATGTTGATCGTAAACAAGGTTATCGCTTGAGTTCTGCGATATTGCATGTATATGATACTGGTTATATACGTGTTGAAGCAATATCTCAGGAAGTTAACAATGAGAATTGTTATGTGTTATGGACAAATAATAGTTATCCACAAAACAAAAAAATTGGCTGTGATCTTGTATGGATCAAAGAAAACTTCCTATGGAATTAAAATATTTTAATTTGACTTATAGCATATAACTTCACAAGGACATCCTTGATATGCAGAAGGGATTTCTATCAAATATAATTCTTTTCCATACAATGCCATGCCTAATACGTTATAACGCCATTGATCATACTTTTTCACTCTTATAGCTACTGGCACCATGTTATCGGGCCAATTGGCATGAATGATACCTTCTGAGTTATTAGGTGTGGTCATATTGCCTAAAAACTGTATTATGCTTTTTGTATCAGAATTTAGCTGCGGAAGTCTACGAATCCTCCGCAGCGGAAAAGAGTATAATGCACACATAACACACAAAGGAGAATGTATTATGCGTGACAGAATTATAAGCAATGTTTTGATTAAAATGGGTAACAGAATCAAGAAAAAAGAATTACAATTTCTTGAGAACGTGCTAGTGGAAGAGCTTGGAAATGTGCAGATCAAAAGAGAATCGACAGACTTGATTAAATACAATGACAGCTTCGAAAAACTTAAGGACATGTTCTTGGCGACGCTGATCGTAGAAAATAAGTCAAATCGAACAATTAAGCAGTATAATCTGCACCTAACACAATTTGCAGATTACTTTGCCGGTAAAGAAGTAAAAGACATAGATGCAACAGATATTCGAAGTTTTTTATATGCGTATAAACAAAGCAGAGGTATATCGAATTTATCTCTTAACAATAAGCGATCAGCGATATCTTCATTTTTCTCGTGGTTGGTTGATGAAGAATATATTGATAAAGACCCAACAAGAAAAATAAAGAAAATCAAAGTAACAAAGAAAAAGAAGAAGGCATTTACAGCAGACGAGATGGAACGTATGCGTATAGCTTGTACAGACATAAGAGACAGGGCTCTTATAGAAATGCTTGCATGCACAGGTTGTCGTGTGTCGGAGTTAAGTAATATAAGATTGAATGACGTAGATTTTCTGAGAAAGAAAGTACGAATTGTAGGAAAGGGAGATAAAGAGAGAACGGTATTTATTTCAGATACTGCTATGATTTATCTCAACAGATACTTAGAAACAAGGCAAGATAATAATATTGCTCTTTTTACATCTAAGCGATTTCCTTATGATCGATTACAAAAGGATGGCATTGAGCGAGTAGTAAGAGAACTTGGAAGAATGTGTAACGTATATGCCCATCCGCACAAATTTAGTGCTGCTGTGCGTTGTAGGAAGGAGAAATAATATATGATTGATATAACAAAAGTTTTAAACGATATATTGAAAGCTGTTCTGGGAAAGGATGTACGGCAGGCAATTCATGACGGTATTAAAAGAAGCAATGAGATTGCAAACGATTGTGATAAAAGACAGAGTGATCTCGAGAATCAATATGAGCAATTAGTTAAAAACTTTAGCTCTTCATCTCCATCAGATGTAGAAATTGTTGATGCGAGAACAGGACCAGATGGAACTGTATATGGAACTCTCAGAAAACGATTAGAAGATCCAAGATGTTCATAAAGGAGCTGAATATGGAAATCAGAGCAAGACCCACAGCGGTCTTATTTTTGTGCAACAATTGTAATCCAGAAAGGAGCAGATAATGAAAAAAGGGATTATCACAACACTGGTTGTAACAATCTGCATGATGTTAACAGCAACATATGCATTCGCAGCATCATCAAAAACAGAGAAGAAGGAGGTTAAAAAAGAAGTTACAACAACAGAAAAGCAGAAAGAAACAACTACAGCAGAAAAGCCTAAAACAGAAACCAAAGAATCAGAAGAACCTAATATAGAAGAAACAGAAATTTCAACGGAAGAAGAAAGTGATATCGAAAATGCAGAAGAGGTTTCGGACGATCAGGAAGAATCAGATGATTCAGAAGAAGAGATTGATGATGAAGAAATGGATCATTGTAATCACGAATGGGTTCAAACTGGTTATGCTGCTGATCCAGATTTTCAAACAGGTTATGCGATCGAGCAGGAGTGTAAAAAGTGTCATCTATGTAAAGGTATTGAAATTTCCCAAGAAGAATTTGAAGAAGCCACGAAAGAAGACCAAGAGTCTTATGCTGATGAAGGCTGTGAATATGAGGATAGTGAAGATGCAGAGGTAGTTGAATAAAAGAAAGGAAAGTGAGGGCATGAAGAAAATGACAAACAATGTAATTAATACATACAATGTAGTGACCGGGTCAATTGTTGCAGTATTGAGTTATATCTTAGGAGAACACTGGATTTTATTTGTTGCTTTTCTTGCGTTAAACATTGCAGATTGGTTAACAGGGTGGATGAAAGCAAGTATGGCAGGCAAAGAAAATTCTGGAGCAGGTTGGAAAGGTGTTTTAAAAAAATTGGGCTATTGGATTATGATCATGGTTGCATTTGGAGCATCTGCGGTATTTGTAGAAATCGGAAAGGTAATTGGAGTAGATCTTGGAGTTACGACATTGCTTGGATGGTTTGTATTGGCATCGTTACTGATCAATGAAATTAGATCTATTGTAGAGAATTTTGTAGAAGCAGGATTCAATGTACCAGCAGTCCTGGTAAAAGGATTAGAAGTAGCAGACAAAGTAGTAAACAAAGATCAGGAGGAAGAATAATGGTATATAATATTCATGGTGGTCATAATCCAAGTGGCAAGATCGCGTGTGGAGCAAGCGACTTATTAGACGAGAGCAGAGAAGACAGAAAAATCTGTAAAGAAGTCGTAAGGTTATTAAAGAAAAAAGGACATAAGGCATATAATTGTACAGTCAGCAACGGAACTAGTCAGACGGACGTTCTCAGAAAGATCTGTACTAAGTGCAACAAAAGACAAGCAGCATTAGATGTTTCGATTCATCTTAATTCTGGTCGAAACGATCACAAAGGAGACAAGAAAATTGCAGGTACAGAAATCTGGTGCACTCAGAGTGTAGGGATTAAGAAAACTGTTGGAAACAGAATCTTAGCAAACATGAAAAAGCTAGGATTTACAAACAGAGGAATTAAAACAACAGGAAATCTGTATTATCTTAATCATACGATCAATAAAGCAATCCTAATCGAGGTATGTTTCGTTGATGATCGAGATGATTACAATCTTTACAAAAAACTTGGATACAAGAAGATTGCAAAAGCGATCGCAGACGGAATCGCGGGATAATGATTTGACCAGGGAGAAATCCCTGGTCTTTTTTATTGCAAAAATAAACCAAAAAAGTTTAAAGAAACATTTGACAATAAGCCAAAAAAAAGTTTATTGTAAAGACGGTAAAAATATAGAATTATTCTGTTACTAATTTGTTACTAAATACAGTGATTTAGAGATAGTTTACATATATTAAAATATTCAACAAACCGCTTAAATGCGATGTTTTTGATATTTATTATTTATTTAAATTTATATGGATATAAAACTGCAACATATTTTGATGAAAAATTGTTTAATATAGGCGCACAACTGGCAGATAATCATAGCAATCTATATGATTATTGTAAGAGCACAAATCAAAGTTCTTGTTATCAGTCAATGACTGGAAGAAAAGCCACATTTCTG